ATGCCTGCTCATGTTCCTACAGCACGGGCTATATGAATGCAGCTGGGAGACGCAGCACATCCGCAAGTTCATCAACGAGACGTCGCCGGAGTTCTGGGAGTGGATCGATGAGGCAGGGCAAGAGCCGAAGCTCAAGCTGGGCGAGGTCCACTATCGCGCTCCGCTGATGGAGCAGTTCATCAAGGAGTACCCGGACTGGGACAGGTTCAAGTACAACCTGAGCGGCAGGAAGTGGGGCAACTGGTTGGAGGCTTACGGCCACTTCAAGGGCTGGGAGGTGCTGAGCGAGCGGAACCAGAACGGGCACTACACCAGGGATGTCACGGAGGCGAACAAGGCCGAAGCCGCCACGGCACAAGATGGCGACACAACTATATTCTAAGATGACATACGAAGAACTGCTTGACGCGAAGAGACACAAGCCAGCGAACCATGGTATTGATCCTACATGGTTGCCTGATGGCCTATTTGACTACCAGCGGTACGTCACTGAGTATGCAATAAGGAAAGGACGTTGTGCGGTCTTTCTTGATACCGGATTAGGCAAGACGATTATCGAACTGACGGTGGCCAAAAATTACGCCGAGTACACTGGCAGGCCAGTACTCATCCTCACGCCCTTGGCCGTGGCCTTTCAGTTCATCAAAGAGGCTCAGAAGTTCGGCATCACAAACATCCAATACAGCAAAGACGGCAAGCACGACGCGCAGCTTGTTGTATGCAACTACGAACGCTTGGAGAAATTCAGCGCAGATGACTTTGGCGCTGTCATTCTGGACGAAAGCAGTATCCTGAAGAACTTCGACGGTGCAATCAAAGCGCACATCACGCAGTTCATGCGTCGCGTCAAGTACAGATACTTGTTCACTGCCACACCAAGCCCCAACGATTTCATCGAACTCGGCACATCTTCGGAGGCATTGGGCTACATGGGGTACATGGACATGCTCGGCAAGTTCTTCACCAACAACGAAGGCGGAACATTGGCACCGCAGAACATCGGAACAAAGTGGGTGCTAAAGGGACACGCAGTTGACGCTTTCTTTGCGTGGGTCAGTTCGTGGAGCGTATCGGCGCGGAAACCTTCGGACATTGGCTTTGATGACAGCCGCCATGTATTGCCCGCGTTGAACGTTGTGCGCCATGCGGTGAAGAATGAAGAGAACCTGGTTGTCAATGGTCAGATCCAGCTGTTCAACCAGATAGCGCGAAGACTGACGGAGGTGCGTGTTGAGCAAAAGCTCACCACATCCAAGCGATGCGAAAAGGCCGTGGAACTGGCCAGCGCACACGACACATCTGTTTACTGGTGCAACCTGAACGAAGAGGGTGACATCATCGAAAGGATGGATGCCGATGCCGTGCAAGTCAAGGGGGGCATGAGCATCGAAAAAAAGGAGGAGATCCTGTTGGCCTTCAGCGCCGGACAGATAAAGCGACTGATCACAAAGCCAAAGATCACAGCCTTCGGTCTCAACTGGCAGCACTGCGCTCACACTGTCTACTTCCCGACCTTCAGCTACGAGCAATACTATCAGGCCATCCGGCGCTTCTGGCGATTCGGTCAACAGCGACCAGTTACCGTTGATCTGGTGTTCAGCGACGGACAGCAGCGTGTATTGGATAGCTTGATGGCGAAGACAGAAAAGGCGAACGAGCTATTCGACAAGCTCAATAGCGCCATCAACAGCAACTTCAACGACAGCGTCGTTCGATTCGACAAGCCCGTTCAACTTCCAACCTTCCTCAACTAAAACTCCAAGCACATGGTAAAGGATCAGAACATCACGGACAAGTTCGCGCTCTACAACACCGACTGCATGTATCTCATGCCTCAGCTGCCGGACAAGAGCATAGACATGAGCATATACAGCCCGCCGTTCGCTGGCCTGTACAACTACAGCAGTAGTGCCAACGACTTCAGCAACTGCGATACGCCTGAGCAATTTCTGGAACAATATGAGTTCCTGATCGAACAGATAGCCCGAGTCACCAAACCTGGTCGCATCACTGCCGTCCATTGCACAGACGTGATGAACAGCAAGACGGAGGCTCTTTGGGACTTCCCGCACGAGATCATCCGCCTCCATGAAAAGCACGGGTTCACCTATCGTAACCGCATCACGATATGGAAAGAACCTCTGAAGGTGCGCATGCGTACAATGGTGCGCAGCCTCATGCACAAGCTGATCGTCGAAGACAGCACGCAGTGCTTTCCGGCCATGCCCGACTATCTGCTGGTGTTCAAGCGAAAGGGAGAAGCAGAGGTGCCCGTAACGCATGAACGTGGGCTTTCGCAGTACTTCGGCTCACAACCCATCCTGCCATACATGGGTGACAAGTATGGCACTTTTGATGACCTCAAGAAAAAGTATAAGGGATGGGAAGACCCGAAGACGAACAAGCTGTCGCACATCATTTGGCAACGATACGCCAGCAGCGTGTGGGATGATGTGCGTATCGACAATGTGCTTCGATACAAGGAGGCACGCGAAAGCGATGACGAAAAGCATGTTCATCCCCTACAGCTGGACGTCATCTATCGCAGCGTAGAGCTGTGGAGTAATCCTGGCGAGACCGTACTTACCCCATTTATGGGCGTGGGTTCTGAGGTGTATGGCGCTGTAGCGCTCGGACGAAAAGGTGTAGGAATCGAATTGAAAGAGAGCTACTATCGGCAGGCTGTTCGCAACTTGGCCGAAGTTGAAGATGCAAATGATCAGACCGATCAGGTCGCCATGGACTTTGACACCATCAACGAAGAAGAACAATGAGAACCACGATCATAGCGCTGGCCCTCGCGCTCACCATGATGGCCGCAGCACAGCCATGAAGTACCTGTCTGTCTGCTCCGGGATTGAAGCCGCCACCAGCGCCTGGCACCACCTTGGGTGGGAGCCTGTAGCGTTCAGCGAGATAGAGCCGTTCCCCAGCGCGGTCCTCAAGCACCACTACCCGAACGTCCCGAACTGGGGGGACATGACTAAATACCAAACGTGGCCCGATGCAACTGTCGATCTTCTCGTTGGAGGCACTCCCTGTCAGTCCTTCAGTATCGCAGGACTCCGCAAAGGTCTTGAAGACCCAAGAGGGAACCTCATGCTCACATTTCTTGGAATCGCTGACCGTTACCGGCCTAAGTGGATTGTGTGGGAAAACGTCCCCGGTGTTCTGTCATCAAACGGAGGAAAGGATTTTGGTACCTTCCTCGCAGCGTTGGGGGAGCTGGGGTACGGGTGGGCCTACCGGGTACTGGACGCTCAATGGTTCGGAGTGGCCCAAAGACGCAGACGTGTGTTCGTTGTCGGATGTCTTGGAGACCAGCGCAGTGCCGCAGCGGTTCTTTTTGAGTCCGAAAGCGTGTCAAGGCATCCTGCGCCGAGCAGAGAGAAGGGGCAAGGACTTGCCACCAATGCTCAAAGAGGCATTGCAGATAATCGCGAACAGATCAACATGGTGATGTCTACTGGACAAGCGAACGCTGAAATACTTCGAGACAAAAGCCCGACACTAAACTGCAACAGCGAGAACCCGATTCTGATCGGTCGTGGAAGCGAGTCATCTTCGCCTGTGACTTCGATGAAGATGGAATCTGTCCCGAATGCGGATGCGAAGACGGAGAGTGCGAATGCCCAGGACCACACAGCGAATCAGAGGATGGCACACCATACGAGTTCAGAGAATTCGATGGAGTCTTGTATGCAAGGCGCAGTCCTGATGCGTCAGCGTGAAGGGAAGGATGTCAGCACCACATCTGCATTGACCTGCGCGCAGAGCGACACAAAGGTCATGTCAGCGAATCAAACACATTCTTTATATGCAAGTGAAGGTTCGCATGGTGTAGGCAATAGAAATGAAGTGTCCCTGCCATTGAAGAGCAGCACACAAACAGCAGTTCAAACAGCCATGCAAGTTCGCCGCCTCACACCCGTAGAGTGCGAACGCTTGCAAGGCTTTCCGGACAACCACACAAACATCCCGTGGCGCGGGAAGGCCGAAGCACCCGACGGACCACGCTACAAAGCACTCGGCAACAGCATGGCCGTCCCCGTCATGCGGTGGCTCGGCGAACGCATCAACGCATGATCACCCTCCGACCCTACCAGACAGAAGCCGCGCATCAACTGCGCAGCATCCTCGTAAGACACCGCATCGCCTACCTACGCGGCGAGGTGCGCACAGGCAAGACGCTCACCGCGTTCGAGACCGCCCGCCTGCTGGAGGTCACCAAGGTGCTGGTGGTGACCAAGAAGAAGGCCATCACCTCCATCATCAAGGATGCCGAGGCCATCGGGGTGGATGCCACGGTCACCAACTACGAGCAACTGCCGAAGCTGAAGGGCACATCGTGGGGCCTCATCATCGTGGATGAGGCCCACGGCGTCGGGGCCTACCCCAAGCCCTCCAAGCGCTTCAAAGATCTGCGGCAGCTCCACTACAGCATGGTCCTGCTGATGTCCGGCACGCCATCGCCGGAGTCCTACAGCCAGCTATACCACCAGTTCGCGCTCGGCCCTGCGCCCTGGTCAGCATACCGCAACTTCTACCGCTGGGCCGATACCTACGTCCGCGTGAAGGACAAGCGCGTGGGGACCGGCACGGTGGTGAAGGACTACAGCGATGCCAATGAGGCGCTGGTGCTGCGCGATATCGAGCCGCTCACGGTCACCATCACACAGGAGCAGGCTGGCTTTCAGACCACCATCGTGGAGCAGGTCCACCGCGTGCCGATGAAGGAGCGCACATATAGGCTGGCGCGGCGCATCATGCGCGACGGC